GGCGAACGTGGAATTATTGGAGCTGTCGCGCACCATGATCCGCGCCGTCGACGTCGCCGGCCATGTCGTTGTATTCCAGCCGAAGCCGCCGGTTCCGGTCTGCGCCCCGGAGTAAATAACCGTCCACGTCGAGCCGCCATTGCTGCTGTAGAGGATGTCCACCAGGTTGACGCTGTTGGACGTCCAGAAGACCGGGATCAAACTTCCGGCGACGTAGCTGCCCCCGTTGGCCGGCATGACCAGCGTAATCGACGCGGAGCCCAGCGACGACGGGATCACCAGCGGCTGCGGCGTCACCAGCGACAGGTCCACGATCTGGCTGTTGGTGAAAGGTTGCGTCTTCACGTACAGCGTGGCGCCGGCGTTCTCGGTGATGATCGGGGTCGAGATCTGCGTCAGCGTCGACGGCTGGAAGATCAGCAAAGAGGCGCCGATCGCGTGCGTGGCGCCCACGGTCTGGAATTCGGCTCGGGTCAATTCATCCGGCGTCCAGGACCCTCCCCCCAGCGCCGTGATCGATCCGCAATACATCGCCTCCGAATCCACCAAAAGCGCTTGTCCGCCGGCGTTGTATGCCGCCGTCGAGCCGCTGAGATCCAGAACAATCGAAGAATCTCCGTTGTATTGCGCAAACGCCGGGCCCGTGGCCAGCGTGCCCGGCGGCGGCGAACCGAACGCCGCCGTCAGCGTGCCGCCGAAACAGTAGGCGTCTTGCTCGCCGACTTGGGTATACGTGCCCCCCGAAGTCGTCGAGATCCACACGCTGGCCCCGACGATGTTCCCGTTGGCGCGGACGCGGGGAACGACAAAGACCGGCTCCGTTGGCGACGGCCACAGCGTCGCCGGCAGCAGCATCGGCTGGAACGCCAGGTCCGGCAGCGCCGGCGCCGACCCCGTGGCCGCGTAGGTAAACAGCGCGCCGTTGGGCATCGTCTCGTTGCTGATGTCGCCGTATTGGTCCAGCACCGATTCCACCTTGGCGGCGATCCCCTTCATGTCGGGTTCCCAGCCGGAAACGCGCAGCGGCAGCCCGTTGTAGGTGAACGGCCTGCCCGGGTGAAACTGCGGGCTCCGCGCCTCGCGCGCCACCGTCAACGTCGGCACCTTGAACGCCAGGGTAAAAACCTCAAGCTGCTTGCGGTTGCCGATCGTATAGGCCGTGGTCTGGTCGGTGACGTTCTCGAGAACGACCTGATGCACGTGCCGGCGCTGATTGAAATAAGACTGGCTGTCGTCGTCGAGATGGATATCCTGCGGCTGAAAATCGAACAGCGCGTCGGCGATTTTAATCGTCAGCACGTCCGGATTAAAAAACGCCTGCTGCTGGTCCTGCTCGATCCCGGCGGCGTCGAGGACATCATCGGTGATCGCCGGCGGCGTCGGATCGACCCGGATCAGGTATGGCGTCAGCAAGCCGCCGACCTGCGGCAGCAGCATCCCAATGTCGCTCATCAAGCTGGCGATCACCTGGCTGGCGTCCTTGCCGTCTTCAATGAGGATGTTGGTGACGAGAAGTTCGGCCGCCAGTTGTGCCGCCGCGCAGGCCAGCGCCGTGGCGTCGATCAGCGCCGGGTTGATCCCGCATCCCCACGGATACGGCGCGCACATCAGCAGGTACAGCGCCGCGATGCCGTTCGGCCCGCTCGCCCCGGTCACCTGATCGCCGGGATGAATCACGCAGGTCACTTCGTACGGCGTGCCGCCGCCGACCAGCTCCAGCACAAACGTCGGGTTCGGCGCTCCAGGGAAACAGGCGGAATAATTGCCGCAAAGAAACTGCAGTCCCATGACCCCGCCGCCCCAGGTGAACGAAGCCGTCGTCGCCCCCGAATTCGCCGCCTGCACGGCCGCCATCGAAGCATAGGAGCCGGCATCCCCCGGCGCGCGAATGACGACCCCGTAACTCGAGTTCACGAACTGAAGCACCCCCGTCGCCAAACCCACCGGCGGCTGAATCGACCACTGGGCATTGTCGGCGGTATACGACAGCGCGCCACCCTCATAGGTGATTGTGTACGTCCCGGCCGGGATCGACTGCTCGCCGTTCAGCCAGACCGTCACGTTACCGTCCGTCGGCGTCGGTTCATCGATCCAGTCCGGGCTTCCCAGCGGCGTCAGGTCCAGGCTCGCCGCGGCCGCCAGATCGGAGATTCGCGTCTCAATCTCATATTTCACCGGCGGGAACGAGCTGGCATAGATCAGGTTCAACGGGTTCCAGAGGATGCCGGCACAGAACGGATAGCCGCTGTCCGGGACGCCGGCCGCGGTCAAAACAGAGTTGGGGGTCTGGGCGTCGCGCCCGAAGTAGATCTGAAAGCTGCCGTAATATTCCCCGAAAAAGTAGACGTCATAGGATGCCCCGTCGGCCACGACGGTGGAATCCAGTGTCTGGTCCCAGATGATCGACTCGCCGAGATAAATCTTATAAAGCCGCCGCATCGGCCCAATGCAGAGCTGATGCCAGGCCGAGCAGAAATTCTCGACCGTCTCCTGCTTTTTGCCGCCGAATTTTCCGCCGCCGGTTCCCGGCTCGCCGGTGGCGATCAGCGGCCCCACCCAGCCGACGCCGCAGCCGACGATTCGCCGGCCGATCACCTGCGTCAGAAATCCCCCCTTGGTGATATCGTTGTTCGGCTGCCCGAGGATCCCCGTCGGCTGCTTCGGCGCCTTAGTGAACGCATTGCGCAGCAGCGCGGCCCCGACGGAGATAATCGAGGTGATCGCAACCGCGACAATCGCGCCGAGCCCTCGTCGCCGGCGAAGATGCGCCGGCAAATCACGACCACTGATGGATCTACCGTAGCTCATTTCCATTTCTCCCGGTCGGTCAATCGATACGCCTCGCGGCGGACCCATCCCGCCATCGACGTAAAGCAGACGCCTTGTGTGCAGGAATGCCACAGTTGCCGGTCCGCCCCGACGATCATCCCATGCTGCAATGTGTCGGGATGCACGCTGGGCTTCCGCACGATCGCGACGTCCCCCGGCTGCAGGATCGCCTCTTCAGAAAGCGTTGTGCACGGATACCGCGCCAGCCCGCGCTTGAGCGCCGCCGTCGCCAGCGGCCGGTTGTTGATGGACGTGTCCTGCGGCAGTCGCGGCGGCCGCGGCGCCGTGATCCCATGCAATTCATCCAGCACACCGACCAGAAAAAAGAAACAATCCACACCGCCATGAGATCCCTTACAGCATTGCCCGGCACGCCACGGCGTCCCGGCCCACGACCTCAAAACACGATCCAGCGCCGCCTGCCAGGGCAGTAGAGTTGCGAGTTGCGAGTTGTGGGTTGCGAGCATGAAATTTTCCCAGGCCTCCGGTACTCCGGAGATCACCTCACCCCAATCAGCGGATTGAAGCTCGGCGACTGAATCGCCAGCCCGTAGAACCGCGCCAGGTTCGCCCACACCGCATCGCAGGTAAAAACAGTCTTATCGCATCCCGGCGTAAACACCGCGCTGGCCCCGACCCATTCCGGCGGAGGCGGCCGGATAAGTTTCAGCGCGCTGCCACCGGCGGATCCGTCGATGATCCCGATCGCCAGCCCGTCGTAATCCACCTTCCCCGCGGTCCAGTACGATGTCGGCATGCCGCCGGGAATCGTCACAGGCGCCGAGATCGTCCGGTTCGTCACCGACGAGATCGTCGCCGTCTGCTGCTTCGCAGATATATTGGCCTTGCAGGTGAACGGATCGCCCAGCGTCCAGGCACACCCGCTCTTTCGTTCGACGCCCATCGGATACTGGATGAACGCCCGGAATCCACTGACCTCCGCCTTGATGCACCCCGGCGCATCCGATGGGTTCAAGAGCGTCTTACTGATCGTCCCGCTCCACATCAGTACCGGCGTGCTGCCGGCGACCGGATCCATTTCCCAGATATTGCAGGTGACCGGCGCGAAGGTGTAGGGCCTGGCGAGCTGCGACAGCGGCGTGAGCGGCGGCAGCGTCACCGTCCACGGCTCATCCCGCACGGTCCCGGTCTGCTTGCCGGCGACGACCTTCACCCGTCCCTGCGGCGCGGCGGAGTACGTGTTGCCGTTGGCGGTGATCGGCGAATCCCAGGAGGTGTAAAACGCCATGTGCGCGTTCGACGCCCCCCAGAGAAAATCCAGCAGGATCGCGTAATTGGCGGTGGAGTTTTGGTTGAGGGTGTCGGGCATGTCATTTCGCCCCCGGTAATTCACCGGGGGTTAAATGGGTTGTCCAGAATGCTCGCGCAGTTTCCAGCGGGACCGAAGGCTTGCCCAGGGCGCGATTGACCTCTTCATGCAGCGCCCATCCCCAGACAAAAAAGTCGACGCCGAGGGCGAACTGATAGGAGCGGCAAAACTGATCGAATTTACCCCGGCAGTCGCCGCAAGCGATCGCGCCGCGGAATTCGCCGGCCAAAAATGACCGCGTCCTCCCGAGCTGATTCAACGTGGAAAGTTTGCCGAACGCTAGCCCGGCAACGTGCAATTTGCTCCATGCGATCGACCCCCAGGCGGCGGAGCTGGGCTGCATGGACGAATTCTGAGCCGGATTAGATATGGCGGCGTCTTCCATTTGGAACATTTCATCAGGTGATGACGAAGGTGAAGGTATAAGCGCCGGAGGTGACTGTAAATGTTCCGGTCGGGCACTCCTGGACGGGGGTGTTCATCGTCGCCAGAACATCCCCACCATCGTCCTCAAGCGTTATCGTGTAGAAGCCGCCAGGCTGGCAATCAACCGAAACAGAATAGTTTCCCACATCCGGCGTCGTCGGACCGCCTCCGGACCATTGTCCAACGCTGAATGGGTCCGAAATCGTGGCGTCCAGCCCTCGCCCTGGGGCGCCGCTATCCGAGAGGCTTGTCATGGCCAATGCATACGACCTACTGCATGCCGCTGCATTGCACGGAACGCTGCCTTCCCCGCTCGCCCCGCCGCCCGGACATAAGCCGCCGCTCGTCAGCCATGCCACCGTCTTTTCGTTGACGACCTCGATCAGATTAAAATCGAGCCCGAGAAACCGGCTCGTCGTCCATTTTTCCGTCAGGCCGCCGGCCGCGAATCGCATCAGGTTCGCCGCCGTCACATACCAGACCTGCGTGAAATCCGAAAAATCGAATGGATCCGAAACCATGATGGTGTCGAATCCCGACGCCCGGGCCACCGAAGCGATCGGCCGCACCCGCGCCGCCGTCGGCCCGGCGGCGCGCTTCACCGCCGCGATATAGGGATAATCATTCCAATCCTCCAGTTGCCCCTCGGCCGGCACGGTGATCGTCGTCGTCGTCATTGCCGTCGGCAAAAAAAAAGGCAGCGGCGACGGTGCAAAGAACGGCGTCGTCGGCCCCTGGCAGATATCAAAGAACGTCAGGAAGTTCCAGGCATCCTGCCGGTCGTCGATCCGGATCGCCCGGCCCGCGCTGGCCCGCGGCCGCGGCCCCAGCATCGTCCAGACCGTTCCCTGCCCCAGCGAAGCGGATTTGCTGGTCCGCTTCCATCCGTCGGCCGCCGCCAGCCATTCAACGCCCTTGTTGAACCCGGGATCGAAGACCGGATAGCCGGAGTAGCTCGAGAACACGCTCGACGATCCCGGCGCGGCCAATGCCGGCAAAGCCGAAACGCCGGGCACTTCGCGCGCGAGCGATGCCATCTGCAGCTTCCCGCCCGGCAATCGCTTCGGCGAAGTCTCGGCGACGACGTCGCACTCCAGCAGCGGCAGCACGCGGGAATTCTTCGGATAGCTGTTGGCCAGGTTCGCCGTCAGCGTGATCGCCGTCGACGACAGCGACGAAATCACCCCGGTCTCAAACGTTGCGTGAACGGTCCCCTGCAGCGGCGGGACCGCGATGACGATCCGCGCGCCCGCGAACAGCCTCCGCAGCGTGGTATCACATTGAACGACCGCCTGCCCGGACGCCGCCGCGGCCGTCGTCCAGCTCACGTCCGGATACAGCGGCACCAGCGACCGGCAGATCCCTTGCCGGCGAAGCAGATTGCGCAGCGGCCAGGTCTCGGCCATTCGCTGCGACTGGATCGTATACCGAAGCGTCCGCTGCGGCCGGCTGCACGGGATCGCGCGTTTTTCCGCGTCAGACCGCGCCACCCCGATCGCCGCCGGCCAGTTCGTCGAAACCTCCATCCCCTTCGACCAGTTCCCGGTCAGGAGAAACCCGAGGTCCCAAAGGCTTTCCGGCCCGGCGGGCGCCGACCCCACAACCGTCAGCGATGATGCGGTGACTTGCGACAATTTGAAATTTCAAATCTGAGATTTGAGGTCAACCGCCCGCCTGCGTCATCGCATTGAACAGCGGCGCGAACGTCTGCTGGTTGCGGGCGATCATATCGTGCAGTACCTGCGGCGAATCCGGATGATCGATAATCTGCTGCGCCAGGTCGCCGGTCACCGGCACCGCGACATGCACCCGCGGCTGCGCCTGCGCTTCCGAGAAATCATTGATCGCCTTGTGAAACCGATCGACGACGTCGCCCAGGCCTCCGCCGCCGGCGCCACTCAACCCGGCTGCCGACGATGAAGACGGCGAATAGGAATAGGCCGCGGGCCTTCTTATCGAACGGCTCAGCATCGCCTCGACCGCGCTCGGACCGCCAAGCCCCCTCACCTGGGATTCATTAAGAACGTATTCGTTGCGGTGGACGACGCCGGCCACATCCCGGCTGCCGCCGCCTCCCGTATATCCGCCGGCCGCAAACCCCAAAAAACTCCCGATCGATTGCGTGGCCATACTGACAATCGACCCGATGGCTTGGCCGCTCGCATCGGCCGCTTTCGGCACGCCTCCGGCATTACCAGTCGCGCCGGCGCCCAGCAGTTGAAATACTCCGCCGCCTTCCTGGCCGCCGGACAACGCCCCGGTAAAACCCTCGGCAACCCGGTTTGCTCCCGTCTTCGTGATGAGGTCTAGCAATCCCGTGAAGAATTTCCGAAGCGCATCCGCCGCTGTCTGGCCCTTCTTGGTGAGATCATCGAGGGCGGATCCCAGCCCATTGCGGAATTCATCTTCGAGCGATTTCGACGCTTGCGCCGAGGCCTGCGCAGCGGATCGAACGTCGGAGCCCACCTGCCGGAGCTTTTCTTCCGTCGCGACGGCCTCGGCATTGATTTCCTGCAGGGCGGCGCGAGCAGCGGCCGCGAATTCCGGCTGCTGGTTGATGATGTCGGTCAGTGCCGCGCGGACATTCGAAATGTTATTGGAGTATTGAGCCAGCGCCCCCTGTAGATCGGCGTGGCCCTGCGCCGGCGAAATCTGCCCCGTCTCGATCCCCTCCTTGATTTGAGCCGCGGATCGCCCCAGGGCGGATTGCGCCCGCTTCGCCTCTGCGTCGGCCAGCGTGAGCGCCTGCTCGGTCTCGGTCCGCTTCAGATCCGAAAGCTGCTGCTGCAGGGGGAGCAGTTCCTTTTCGATCTCGAGAAGCTTCTGCTCGACCTGGATCCGCAGCGACACATCGCCGTTTGATGTGTATAAATCGATTTGCTTGCGGAGCATGGCGTCGGCTGGGGCGAGTTCATCGATCCGCTTCTGAATCGGGGCCTGCTCGAGTTCCTGCTTTCTCGCGAGGTATTGCTGCAGCGTTTCCAATTGCGCATCGAGCCGGCGGCGGTTGTCCTCATCGTCCTTCTTGCTTCGCTCGGCGCGATCCGCGTTCTCATACGAATCGCGAAGCTCTTTAAGCTCTTGCTGCAGCTTCGCTTCATCGCCGAGCATTTGCTGGGTGTGCGAGGCGAGCTGTGATTTGTCGGAAGCGTCCCATGCGGCATTGAGGTCATTCTGCGGCATAGGTGCGCGAACCTCCGCCAGGTTCCCAGGGTCGTGGACCATGACGCCTTGCTTGGGATCGAAATAATCGCGGGGCGGCTTGGCGAAATGCAGCCGGTACATCTCCTCATCGCTCAGCGGCGGCTCGGGCAAGCTGAGCCCCGCGCCAGTGGGGCGTCCCTTTGAATCTGTCGGGCTTGCCGTGATCTGCTGGTAAATGTCCCTGAAGAGCTTCATTTCCCCCGACAGTGTCAAAAAATCGTAATTCGCCCCGGCGAACCATCCTATGCCGAAGTCGATGAGCCGCGCGACCTCATTTCCCAGCAACGCCATCCCCACTATGAGTCCCGCCGTCGGATTGCTGGTGACAGACGCGCCGATGACGCCGCCGAGCACCGCCCCCTGGCTCCCGCCGGCCCGCTCTCCGATCGCGGCGCCGCCGACGCCGCCGGCGATCGACATCAGCGTTGTTCCCAGTGCCGCGGTGCGCGCCGCCTGGGCCGCCGCCAGTGACTCTTGCGAAGCCGTCATCGCCTTCAGCTCGGCGTCCCAGAGCCGCATGTCCGTTACGCCCTGCGTTCGCAGGGCGAGATATCGTTCCTGGGCGGCCGTTAGCGCGGTCTGCGCGGCGACGACTTCCAACTGTGCCGCTGCCATCCCTTTCAGGCCGGTGACGATTCCCTTGAAGAGAGATTCGAGAAATGACCAGCCCTTGTACCCGGCGGTGATCGCCGCGATGACCACGCTCCAGCGCACCAGCAGCGCGAGGCCTTCGCCCAGCATGGAAATGAACTCCTGGCCAGCCGGCGATTCGAGGTCCGCATTGAATTCCTTTAGCAGCGCCACAACCTCCGGAAGGATGTCATTGCCGATGCTCACGAACGACTGGCCCAACTGGGCGGACTGATCCTCGATCAAGTTCCGTGATTGCTGGGCCTGCCCGAAGGGCGTCTGGGCGATCAATTCCGCCTGGCCGGCGAAGCGCTCATTCACCAGGCGAATCGCCTCCCCCATCGCGAGTTGTTCGGCGCGCATCTGCCTGAGCTGGGGGACCGCCCTCCCCAGCTCCCTGGTAACCGT